TTCTCCCAAACCAAGGTTTTCGAGAGCTGTTTGCACAGTGCCATCCGATTTGATATCGCCAAACGGATTCTTGCGGCTTAACAGCAGCGCACGAAGTGCGGTAAGCATCTGGTCATGCCGCCCTTTCTCCAGGCTGGCACCGGAGGCCTCCACCACGCTACAAAGTTCTTCCTGCAACATGTCAAAGTAGTCATCATCCAGATCGGTGGCAGGTGTGCCGGTCTGGGGGTTACCACGGGTAAAACCGTTCTTACCCGCGCCGAACTTATCCTTCTGCGCGGTTTTCGTGTCTATACGATGCATGGATTACTCCGGATATTTAAAAATTACGTAGGTATGCGAAGGGCAGAGTTTGTTAAGCACGCACTCGACAACGGTGTCGCCCCAGATACGCAGTGCGGAATCACAGGGATCGCCACATGTCATCCAGGTGGTGTTGGTGGCGGCTGGCATGTTGACCTGCCAGTAATACCGCCATTCCGGCGCATTCACTGCGTCAGTACAGGCCGATGAGCAGGTGAACGTGCTTTTATCGTATCGCGTGATAGTAGCGTCTGGTCTGCCCAGGGCAGCAAGCTGTGCAAGGTAAAAATCCTCATTGATGCCGCCCGCCAGATTAACCTTCGCATCCAGCCGTTGCTGACGCTGGCGAAGGGTCTGTGTCCCTGCGGGAATACATTCATCCGGCAGACCGCACAGACGCTCCCAGCGGTTTATCAGTTCAGTGGTGGTGCGCGGATCCAGCTCCCGCATCAGGGCATCCGCACGCTGATGAACGCGGGTTAATGAAGGTGCCGCACCGGCAATCGCCGGATCGCTGGCTGACCATGCAGGACCGGGCGGCAACAGTGCCGATAACAGGCGGATGTAATCATCGTTTGTCACGTCCATGAAATCGTCCCCAGAACCGCCAGTTCATTTTTTGCAATGGAGATATTGTCCGCCGGGGCAAGCAACTGATGGCTGTATTCCCCGTTCGCACCGGAAATCGCCTCACTGATACGCGATACCTTCAGTTCTCCCTGAGGATAACCATCACGCAGCAGGAACGAACGCAACTCTGCGGTGATGGCAGCCCGTATTTCCGGTGTGTCCGGCGTCACGCGGATATGAAAATCCACTTTATGCGCCACCGGCCTGAATACATACAAATCAGAGCCTGCCACCGGGGCCAGTGGCTCAATGTGTTGTCTTGCCGCCGTTTCCGTTGATTCTTCCGGAATGGGATTAATCAGGTCACTGCTGGCAATCATCACACCGACAGTTCCCGTTCCCATCCAGTGACGGTATGTCCATGCGCGGGTAATGCCGGGCACTTCTTTAGCCCAGACGACATAGTCCACGTCAGCCCCGCCCTGCGGCGTCCAGTAATACCGCTCAATGATGCGGGCGCGCCACGTTTCCAGATCTTCAGTATCAAATCCGCCTGTCAGGGTGTCAGCCACACCGGAAGACGGCAGACCATTCACCGGCGTGACCAGGATTAATGACGTACCGTCGTCAGCGTTACCGACCGCGCCTGAACTTGAGCAGGCGATCGGCACGCGCAGGACACCACCGGAGCTGGTTGCATCGGCAGTTGCCGTGTACTGAACCAGGTCATCGCGCTGAATAACACTCCCGGCGGTCACCTTCAGGCCATCGCTGACACCTTCCCAGCGCATATACCCGCTGGCAGCCGTGGCCCCCTTGCGCGGACACCGTTTCATCGCAGCATGTCGCGCCAGCCAGGACTCATCGCACAGGTCAGGCAGCATGTTCATTGCCAGATAATCGATGTAACCGTAAACCGTATGCAGCGCCGCCGCATACACCTTTGCCCGCACGTCTTCATCCATGCGCCGGAGCGTGTCGCTGACGTCCAGCCTGGCGAATAAATCGTTACGGAGCATACTGATATTTTCTGCCAGCGTCGGGCGCTGAAATTCACTGTCCGCCATGCGTTATCGCACTCCACAGATCATCAAAAGAAATCATTACCGGTCCGTCACGACGCCAGAGAGTGATACTGTTACCCAGTTCATTAATCCCGGTGCGGCGGATATCCAGATCAATACGGGACACCACGCCATCATCAATCATCCATTGCAGGCATTCGCGGATATACCCCCTTACCGTCTGCACCAGCTGATTGGTCAGTTTGCTGCGCTGAAGCAGCCACAGTCGGGAGCCGTAACGGTCATTCTGTACCGCAGGCCAGGTATCCCCCCACCATCCCATCGGGACGTCGGCGTTGTCATCAGGCTCCGCCCGCCGCCAGGTAAACAGGGAAATCACCACGGAGCGGGTCAGCGGATCCAGCGGTGCGCTGGCGCAGGTGCGTTTACCGTTCACCGTCAGCCACAGTTCCATCATGCCTCCATCGCTTTATCCGGTTTGTCGGTGTTACTGCCCTGACCGTTCTCTCTGTGACGATGCCCGTTATAGGCAAGCCGCATCGCTGACATGGTGGTGCCGCCGGAGTCGCACAGGTCTTTCACCTGTCCGGTCACTTCCAGGTCCATTTCAAAACGTGCTTCAGGTGCATTGCGAAACGTGATCGTTTTACCTGCACCGTCCACCACGATCCCCTCCCGGGTCAGCGTCACGGACTGCCCCTGATCGTCATAGACAGCCACCTCACCCGTCTGCAGCCCTTTCAGGCGGTAGCGACGGTCCGACACCGTAACAACCACCGCATGAGAACGGTCGCCATCCGGAAACAACACCACCGCTTCCGCACCGCTGTTTGCCCTTGCGGTAAAACCGTAGGGTTCAAGATGTTCAACCCCGGCTTTGGGTTCACCGGCAATCAGGGACACATCCACGGTCTGACATTTCGTGGCGGCACTGATGCTTTTCACCACGGCCCGCCCAATCAGGCCGAGGAGTTGTCGCTGCATGGCTTCAATCGTCCTCATCAGAACGGGTCCTCCTGTACTCTGGCTTTTTTCTTTTTCCGCGCGCCGGGGGCTTCGGGTTCAGGCAGATAAGCATCAGGCGGGCCGACACGGATTTCCGTCAGGGTGCCGTTCTGGTCCTGAGTAAACGTGACTTCCGAAACAAGCAGTTCGGTATTGTCGAAACCACAGACCGGATCAAAGACAATCACCCGCTGGTTGGGCTGCCACAGCGTACCGTTACCCTGTCGCCAGCCCTGCACCACATAGGTGGTTTCATCCGTCCGCGCCGCCCGTTGTCGGGCTTCAAAGTCCGCACGGGCAATACAACCTGCCCCCGTAGCCTGCCCTGTCTGCCTGATATACATCGGACGGTAACGGGCAATAAATGCGTCCTCTGTGCGGGCCCGCAGCGCGGTGGTGGTGGCCTCACCGAAATCATCGTCGTTTCCGGCACGCTGCCCCGCCACCTGGTAAACAGAAAATCGCTCCCGGATACTCTTCTCCGTATCGCAGGAAAGGATGTTTTCCCCGAGTACCAGCGCGGTATGTGCCCGCGTTGAGCCAATACCGCCAATCACCAGCCTGCCGTGCGGGTCGTCATAAGCCAGCGCCTGCTGCTGACCGAGTATTTTGTTAATCACCTCGATCACCGTTTCACCGTGATCAGGCTGGACATCAGGAATAACACCCGACGGCGCACCGCTGTTCACCACCTCAATGCCGAAGGGCGCAGCAAGCGCCTGCGCAATCTGTACCAGTGATCGTCCGTTAAACTGTGTCGGTTCGGCTGCACAGTCAATCAGGTCAGCAGTCAGACTGCGTCCGGCAATACCGGTGCTGACCGAACGGGCATCGTAACGAACGGGCGTCGCCTCCACCCAGCCGGTGATCACCCGCTCATCACCAATCAGCACCTCCACTTTTGAACCGTTTTTAATGCGCGGCTGAAGCGTGGTAATACCCTCATCACCCGGCCACTGGCGGGGGATCTCCACACTGAAATCCCGCGCCAGCCGTTCAATACCGGCACCGATGCGCACCGATGTCCAGCCATTCCACTCCCGGCCATTTACCCGTAGCGTGACATTGTCGTTCATTGCACTGGCACCTTCAGAGGGATCACCGGCACAAAGCCGGGATGCGTAATGGCATTACGCCGGATAATGTCCGCGTCACGCGCCGCGTTATCAAACCAGGTCGCCGCCAGCACCAGCGCGGGTAAAACCTCATCCGGTGTGCGCTGAATGATCCGTGCAGACTGTTCAAGGCGCGTGTTGATATCCGCATTCAGATCTGCTTTCACCCGGCGCAGCGCCAGAAACAGCGCATCGCTGGTTGTACGGGACAACTCCTTATCAATTGCCGTATTCAGTGTGTCGCGAATGTCAGTCAGTTCTTCCCACGTCGGCAGGTCAACCGTGTTTTTCACCGCCGGTGCATTGTTCAGTGCCGGATGCGTGACGGAAGGCCAGCCAGTGCTCTGCGCGGGTGTTGTTGCCTGCCCCACTGTGGCATTCTGCATCACCGCGGAAGTTGTTGGCGCAGGCAATCGGATGACGGCATACGCCGCTTCGCTGATTGCGGTCGTACGAAGGGTGCTGGCAACCACGTTACGCTGCTGCGTCGCCGTGGCGGTGGTTTTACTGTCCGTTTTCCAGACGCCGCGCGGTTGCAGATCGCTGCCGAGGCTGACACCGGAAAGCGTTTTGATCATGGTGACCAGGTCGCTGGCGTTACCATAAAGGCGTTTCCCGGTACGCCACATTTTCTGCACCTGCTCAACGAAATTTTTGCCTGACGATGGCGGCGGCAGAAGTACCGAGATATCACCCTGCAACAGCCTGGCGGCATCCGATACGGCAGAATCCACCACTTTCATCGCATCAGAAACATACCCAAGCATTGTGCTGGCATTACCGATAACGTCGTTCTGCACAAAATCCGCCACGCCATCGATACTGAAACCGCTGAAGCTGTCACTGATGCAGTCATCCAGTGCAGAACAGGATGACATCAGCGTCTGCGCCGTCGCCACGCCTGATGTGGGGTAAGAGAGATCTCCCGCTTCGACAAACTTCAGGTCAAAGCGGACAATACGCCCTTCACTCTTCGATGTGCTGACCCGAACTTCCCCGTCAACACAGACTTTCAACTCACCGTATGTCGGGTGGACAAGCGTGCCGGGACCGGGTTTATTCAGCGCGTCAATCAGGCGATCGCGCTGGTCAAAGCAGTCATCTCCCACCACATAAGCCGTGATGGACGGGCGGAAAGTGACTTTTCCCAGATCTTCGGTATAGGGTTTGTCGCGGTTCGGATACCACACAACCGGGATCGACGGGCAGCAGTTCAGCCACTTCGCCAAATGCTTTCACTTTGTAGGCGTAAAAGTTTCCCCGCAGACACAGACAGGTGACCACCAGCTCCCAGAACTCCTGCGGCGTCATATAGCCATTGGGATGCGTGGAGATCAGCTTATGCAGACGTTCGCCGGTGGCCCTCTGTTTCAGGCTGCCGTTCAGGTGATACAGATTGCAGGGCAACATCCCGACCGACTCTGCCAGCACCCTGACGCAGGAAAAAACCGCCGTCAGTCGCATGGCCCGCTGGCTGCTGATCTGCTTTCCGGTATAGGTGTCATATGACAGCCCGATAGCCTCCGCCAGCTCTGCTGGCGTGGTCACCGGTGCGTCACTTTTTCGTTGAAATAATCCCGAAAAGAACACTATTTACCTCCGCCGACAGACGACTGTGTACGGTCGAGATATCGCGCCACCAGCCACGACCAGAACAGGCACAGCGCCCCGGCAACAACAAAACCCGCCGGGGGATAAATCAGCCAGGCACCATACGCCAGCAAAAGCGCACCCAGCACGCCCACCAGAGGCGCGAAAATCAGCATGATCATAATTACCTCAGTTAAAGCGAGCGGATCCCGTAGGACTCAATGTGATCAGACAGCGTGTCTTCTTTCTCGTACAGCATGGCTCTGCCAACCGCCATAATCAGCGCAACTGCACCATCGATTTTGTTTTCCGCCTGCTCTTTGACAGGCTTCACCACATCATCGTTACCCGGAATGGTTTTGCCGACCACGTTGCCGATACACCAGGTCATGATGGGATTGCCATCATGATGAAAGCGCCCCGATTCAATTGCCGCTTCCAGCTCTTTCATCGGGTCGGACATGTTGGTGTAGTTCTGAATGATGGTGACGGGGTTCAGGTCTTCATCAGCAAGGTCATGTGAGAGCCCGGTCGCCCCGAAGGGGTCGATGGGTGACTCACTGACCGGGCTGATTTTGTTCGCCGCTTTGGCCTCCTCGAGGATGTAGCGATAATCCACCTCCGCACCATCGGTAACGGTCAGAACGCCCATTTCCACCCATTTCTGAAAGCGTTCGGCTGTCCGTCGATCTTCATTTTTCTCGACGCTGTACACCGTGTCATACGGTACCCAGAAACGCGGGGCCACACTGTAGTAATGCGTTTTACCGTCAATCTCGCGGGTATAAAGTCGCGCCATGCTGTTCATATCCAGCTTACGCGCCAGGTCAAAGGCCAGAATGCACGGCTGCCCCTCGAACTGCTCAAGGGTCAGTGATTTATCCTCGCAGCTCTGCCAGCTCACCAGGTTGAAATACGCCGAACGCGCCGACACCCAGATATTGAGGTGTTTTGTTTTAAAGACGTTTGCCAGACGGGCGTTATTTTTCGCACGCTGCTGCTGACTTAACAAAAATTCGCGATAAACCGACACGCCAATATTTGGATTGGCTTTTTCCAGCACCTGCGGGTCGGTCCAGTCGTCACCTTCATCAACGGTATAGATGATCCCGAACAGTTCATCGTTTGGTACCGAACCGTTGAGCATCTCGATGACTTCCCGCCGTTTGTCGTAGCACGGCCCCTCAATGTTGTACCCGGCGGTGGTGATAGCCCACATCAGTGGCTGACGTCGCGCCCCCATCCCGGTAAGCATCGTGGTATAAAGCGCATCGGTGGCGTGCTCGTGATATTCATCCACCACCGCACAGTGGGGCGATGAACCATCACCGGGGTTACCGATCAGCGGTTCAAACCGCGCGCCATCCTCCGGACGGTTCATGTTTGAGGCGTTAACCTCAATCCCGAACGCTTCCGTCAGCATGGGCGTGCGTTTACACATCAGTCTTGCCGGACGAAAGACTTCCCATGCCTGTTTCTCCGTCGTGGCACCGGAATACACTTCTGCGCCGAACTCGTTATCACAGGCAAAACAATACAGGGCGACACCGGCAGAGATTGCCGATTTGCCGTTCTTACGGGGGATTTCGGTATACACCTCACGGAAGCGGCGCAGCCGGGAGCCTTTATTGACCCAGCCAAACGCACAGCAGATCACAAAGAGCTGCCACGGCTCCAGCGTGATGGGCATTCTCTTGAATGCCCACTCACCCTTGGTGTGCGGCAACAGCTGAATAAATTTGGCGGCCCGTTCAGCCAGGTCCTTGTCGAAGCGGTAACGAAACGACTTACTTTTTTCCGCCATCAGGTCATCAAGATGGCGCTGGCAGACCTGAATCACAAACTGGCAGGCCACAATCTTTCCGCGCACAACATCACGGGCATACTGATTGGCAGCATTTACGTTGGGGTAAGATTTCCGGCTCATGACTCGATGATTTTCAGAAACGGGTTAGTGGCTTTCTTCTGCCCCGCCAGGCCAATCAGACGCTGGCGGCTGCTGGGGTCGAGTCCGAGCATTGCCCCCGTGCTGCTCATCTCGGACTCCTGTTCTTTTTTGGCGGTCAGCTCCGGATTTTTGACCCTGCCGCCCATTGCACCGGTGATGGTGTTGCCCTGTATGGCAATATTTTTCACGGCACGTCGCCAGAACTCGTAGGCCACGCACCACCGCTCAAGCACCGCGAGGTCAGTCACGCACAGCAGGCCCTGACCGCAGAGTTCTTTGGCTGTCAGTTGCCACATGATCGTGGCGAGAGGGAGATCTTCTTCAGCGAACCACTCCGGTGGCTCAACACCTTTGATGGGCGTAAAAACAGGTTCATCTTTATTCAGGGCTCGCTTGCCGGGGTTTCCGGCCAGCGCCTTGCGCGCCGTTGGCTTGGGGCGACGCTCGGAACGCCCCGCCGTTCCAGCCATATGCGGCACTCCTGGTTAAATTTCATTTTTCGCGGGTATAAAAAAACGATGGGGCGGGCAGTCCGGAAGACGTCAGGTCACAGGGATTTGACCCGCCCCTCCCCTCTGGCAGTAGGAACTGGTTCTTACTTCAACCGTTCACGGGCCGTCTTCGCCTTATGACACGGCCAGCACAGGCTCTGCAGATTGCTGTCGGCATCAGTGCCGCCATGCGCTTTAGGGATGATGTGGTCAACGGTTTTCGCCTCGCGCACCACACTGGCACGCAAACACAACTGACACAGGCCTTTGTCACGCTTCAGTACACGCCCCCGGATAACATCCCATTTCGAACCATAACCGCGCTGGTGTCGGGACTGGCCTGGCTTGTATTGCTTCCAGCCTTTGCTTTTGTGGCTTTCGCAATAGCCTGACGGGTCAGTCGTGGTATGGCGGCAGCCGCGAACGCGGCAGGCTTTTGGGGTTCGTGGAGGCATCTATTATCCCTGTAGTTTTCGTTAAATATCTAACCATAACTGCAATCAAAAACCGCTTTAACACGGTTTGTTAAATAGACTTTTCAATCCAATGAACAAACGGCAAATAAATACCAATCGTTAATTTTCATTTGAATACAAACGGTTCTGAAAGAATATTATGACAAATATATTTCGCCTGAATGCTATTATCTCTCATTCTAATATATTCTTTGTGGGCAACAGATAAAGAACGACAACCGCTGTTTACACTTGGGTATTTTTCCAACATATGCTCGCATATCAAAAAAGCATTATTAATAGCATTTAATTTATGGCTTAACTCTCGTAGCTCGGCTCTTTTTTCAATACGAACATTACGACTAAGAGATAAAGGTAGCTGTGATAATGCATTTGAATAATCAGCCACTGCCATTTTCAGAGCCATTTTGGCCTTCAGAGCCTCCTGTCGCCGCCAAACATTCATTGCCCAAAAACCTAATATAACAGTTAAAATTGAACCTAAAGCCGATACAACTGAACCTAAAGCCGATACAGCAGACCACTCTGTTCCCGAATGCCAGTTAAGTAATGTATGCCACATAATAACCTCCACTTAATGAAAAGGTTATTTTATCGTAACTAAGCACCACAGGCACTATCTAAAGATTAGATGCCCTACCAGTTGTACCATCGATAATCCGCACAAAAATGATACGTAATGAACCAACTGATAACTAACTCTGCTATGCACATTTTTAATCATCAACAAACGATTTGTATTAACTTCCTCTCTCATACTAGCCCAAAAGGTTGGGCTAATAATTAATCACGATACATATTCTATGTGATGACATACTTTATGTAAGCTGGATTTGCCCCTATATTTCCAGACACCTGTTATCACTTAACCCAT